CTCAAATTAGACAGTCGGGAACATATACAGTTAATGAAAAAGAAAAAGAAAAAATAAATGAATTAAACCAAAAGATAGACAAACTAAAAGAAAAAGTAACCAATTTATCAGATGAAAATAATTATTTAGATTCCAAACACCGTTTCCAAGAATCATCTAAAGGATATGCTTATATAAATCAAACTACATGCATTCATAAAGGAACCAAAATAAAATGCTACAAATTTGGCGTAGACACTAACATGAAAACACGAACATCATCTTATAAGACAGGTAACCCAACTTATAAACTCTTGTATTATATACCTCTTCGAATAGACATTTATCAACTTGAAAAATGCATACAATCTGTATTGAAGCCACATCAAACAAAAAAGAACAACGAGACCTTAAGTTTTATCAGTTTGAAAGAACTAAAAGAAACTATTAATTCATGTGCGCAAATAATAGCAAATCATATATGTCATTGTTGGTTTTGTAAAGCAAAGATGGGATTTGATAAGATAGACCAACACAGATGTAAGGAATTATCTAGTTTGGAGTATATTTCTCCTAAAAAGCCATCTAAAAAGCCATCTAAAAAGCCATCTAAAAAGCCATCTAAAAATCCATCTAAAAATCCATCTAAAAAGCCATCTAAAAATCCATCAAAAAAGCCATCTAAAAAGCCATCTAAAAAGCCATCTAAGAAACCATCAAAAAAGCCATCTAAAAAGCCATCTAAAAAGCCATCTAAAAAGCCATCTAAAAGACAATCCAAACAAACCTCTAAACAAATAACAACAACAGCAAAACCCAAAGCAAAATTAGGACGTCCTAAAAAAGTTAAAACTGATAAACCATTAGATGTATAAATTAAATATTAGTATACATCTGTTTGGATTTTTTATTCGATGTTTTCGCCTTGGATACCTTTGCTAAAATATCTTCTTCAGGGTCAAAATTCAGTTCAGTTTCAAAATCAGTTTCAGTTTCAGTTTCAGTTTCAATATTTGCAAAGTCAGATTTATTTAGTCTATTTAATAACTCATATCCTGATTCTAATTCAGCATTTGTCTCTGATAATAGTTGTTCAATATCTGGGATATCTTCCAAGCCCAAATCATTTAATATCTGTTTGGCGAATTTGTCTGATAATTTATCAGTAGAATTAGTATCAGTTTTTGTAGGATTAGCAGAGTTAGAACACATGTTTTTAATCGTTTCCATAATATGATCAATTTCTTGTTGAAGTGTTTGAGCATAGGTTTCATAGTGTGAGGATTGTTCATTATGCGAGTACTTATGATTTTTTATTTTCATTAAATCTATCATAATTAAACCTCTTGGGATAAATTTAATTGACCAATTTTGTGACAGTTTTAAATCATTAAATTTTATATTAATTTTTGTTATATAATTTAAAAATATTGTATGTGGAAAAGAATCAACGTGCCAATATTTTGTTGATAATCTGCTAGAATATACATATTTATATGAAGAATAAAAATTTAAGTTTTCTTTTATTGGATCATAGAAACAAATTATTTTATTGTTTTTGTTATTAAAATATTTTTTTACGATACTATTTAAAACTGGACCATTCCTAAATCCCCATATTGGTTCATCTGTATTTTTTACCATTCTGTAATAATTACCCAAACTATTTGCTCCAATATATATCATATATATCATCATATATATATTAGATTGTTTATTAGTGTTAATATCAGATTTGATACCACATATCTTATTAACTTTCATATCTAAAAATTCCTTGAATTTTGACCAATCTATTGTTTTCATATCAAACTTTATTACACATGGTTGGACATTTTCTCCTATCTGTATATTTATCTCATTTTTTGATTCAATTATATATGTTGATTTATACAATTCTAAAAACTCATTTGAAATTTCATCATAAGATTGATCAGTTTCTGATTCTGTTAAATTATCATCTGTTGACAGATTCAATATAGACTTATAATAATTCAAAAGTTTATTAACCGTTAGAGCCTCAATCGATAAAGTATTTTCGCCATCCGCATCTGTTGATGAGTGTAGTACTTCTATAATGTAGGCATATGTCTTCTTACCTAGAAGATCCGGTCTCATGATTCTACCAGCTGTTTGCATTGATACTACAAAAGATCTCTTTTTTACCCCATCTAAATACAAACCATAATCTAAATTCTTGATATCTGAACCCTCTTTACAACAATTCACACATAACAAAATTGCATCTGATTCGATCGCACAGAATTGTTCAAAACCCTCGTCAGATTCTGTTTTAGAATGATGTTCATAAATCTGATAATTATTTTTGGCTACTGTTTCAGTAATTTCCCGAATGATTGACTTATTTCCTTTTTTATCACCTTTTCCCCTAATATTATCTATAAATCTATCCCAACATACACCTTTCTTATACGGAAGCTCATCATTAGTCAAAATATATTTGGTAAAAATATTCTTGATCAATTCCTCACCCACATTACGAGTCTGGGCTAATTTACCATCAGTTCTATTCTCTATAATAATATGTTTAAATGGTAACACAATCTGATCTGTTAAACCATGAATAAGTGTATAATTAGATATCAGATTTAATTTATTGTTTGGGGATGATTTAATCCCATTTGAAAAGATATCAGATAATTGATTAGAAGATTTTTTAGTATCACGTAGAGGTGTTGCACTGAAACCAATAATCGGACAAATCAAATTGGTATTGATTTTGGTTGATTTTAATACAATTTTTTTATCTTTTGATACAATGTTTTCATCTTTTATCGATTGATCCCCATACTTAAACCATTTGAACATTTGATAATTTTTTGGTCCGGAAATTAAATGACACTCGTCGACCAATACTAATCCAATATGTGATCTTTTGATTTTCTTGTATGAATTTTGGGCCTTCAAAAAAGCATTATTAATAACTAATAAGATGGGTTTTGTTTTTGGAATCAGTTTATCTGAATCAAAATTTTTCTTAGTCAAATATTCAATAAATTCAAATTTGTCCAGATCAATTACATTATTTTCTTTCCATGAAGTTTTATTAGACTGATTAAGTTTATAGCCAATAATTTGAGAACTACCATAAACTGGTTCCAAAAATAGTTTCCTCAATATATCGATGCGTTCGGTGCAAATGATATATAATTTGGGCTTGAGGTTGGACTTTGGTGTGGAATTTGAATTAGAAATAGAATTTGAATTTGATTTAACTTGTAAAGTTTTCAGCTCATGATGAGTTTGAATAATTTTCAGAATAATTAAACTTTTACCAGCTCCCATAATTTGACAATTCACGCCAGATAAGAAATTTTGTTCAATCATTTTATTAATAGCAATTAATTGGTTTGGTCTAAGATATTTGTCAGAATCTAAATCCAATTCATTATTTAAATATGTGTGGTTGTTATCAGTATTGGTATCGGGTTCAGCTTTGGATTTGGCTTTAGATTCAATTAGAAGATCATCAATCTGAATATCAACGAGTACATCATTAATATTAACCACAATTGGTTTAGTATTAGATTTAGTTTCAGCTTTGGATTCAGCTTTGGATTCAGATAAAATATGTGTTTGAACATAATTAAATAATACATCATGTGATTTTTTTAATTTAATTCCAATTTGATCATTTGGTAAAATATCATTATTTAGAATTGTAATAATATTATCATTAGTATATGCAATATTTCTACAAATATCAATAATTTGTTTAAATCTATTAGCATTTAATAAAATCATTTCAATATTATTAATTAATTCAGACTTCAAATCCGAATCAAAATTATATCCATCAAGAAACATTGGGGCGATTTTGTCATATGAATTATTATTTTGACTAAATTGGATTTTAAGTTCGGATAAATTTTGTTGGATTTTTATAAATTTATTAATCAAATCATCCATTAATATAAATCAGATTATAATAATAATTATAATCTGATTTCGAGATACAAACGCGCAAAAAATGCAATTTTTCTTTATTAAGATATTTTATTCTGCTCTAAAAATATCATATCTTTTCTTCAAATTATTTAGTATTTTTTCATTAGGTTGGATATTTACTAAATAATCACGATATTTGACACATGATAAATTTCTTTCTTTAATTTTTGTTTCATTTAGAACAACTCTCATTGTATGTGGATTAATACACCAATAATGTTTATCAAAACTCGAATGAAGCGTTCTATCTAATAGCAAACCATTTTCAATATCATAATTATTTGATTCGGCTAATGGTATAATATGTGCGGCTTCACAGTCTTCATAATCAGTATTAGAAATTACACAACATCTATCTCTATTAATTAATTTATGTCTGAAATTTTCTTGATCAGTTCTAATTTTTTTAGATTCAGTGAGATGTAAATCATATGCTTTTAATAAAAAATCAACATCAATCTTGAATATATTAACCGAATCATAATTAAATTTATTGGCTTTGGAATAAATATTTCTGGTTAGGGTTTGATTCTGATATTTATGTAGAATATAAGTTCCTAGATTATCTTTTGTATTTGGTTGATTTAGCTTAGCTTGATTTGATTTAAACATTTAATATATATTAAGTTAATTTTGTTTAAGTAATTTATTGGATTTAAAAATATGACGAATTCGCATTTAGTTTAGTATTAAGTTAATTATTTAAGAACTATTAAATAATTAACCTAATGCTAAACTAAATTAAATACATATAATATAAACTACTTAATTAAATTATATGTATTAATTATTAGCAATGTACAATTATAATTCTGAAAATTCTGAAAATTTAATTAGTAATAATAATATGAATAATTATAATTCTGAAAATTTAATTAATAGTAATAATATAAGTAATTTTTGTTATAAGTCTTTTTATCGTCCAGCTATATTTATAGGTTTATTAGGTGTATTTCTAGATAGCTCATCTAATGTGTTTGCAAAATTATTAACATCATTTGGTTATACTGTTTTTCAAATAATGTTTATTAGTGCAATAACAATGTTTTTAGGATGTTCTGCAATATTAATCAAGGATAAATCATTACCTTTTCCACATGAATCAAGACTTGATTTTTTAGCTTGGTCGATTGTATCAGGAATATTCTCTTTTATTATGATATACTTATTATATACAGCATATATAATGCTACCATTTTCTGAAGTTGTAATAATATCAGCATTTAATCCTGTCTTTACAATAATATTATCAAAACAAATTATTGGCGATAAAATTACCAGATATAAAATAATCGGGTGCAGTTTATTGGTCATATCAATTTTGATATCATTTAATCCAATTAATTTATATAAGTTAAATTTTAAGGATACTTCATTATGGTTTGGTCGTATGTTAGCATTTATTGCAGTATTATTTGATAGTTTATCTATGATATGTTATAAATATTTAATAAATAATAAAACACATTATGCTTCTCAAGGCTGGTGGCAAGCACTTATTATGATTATTATATCTCCAATAGCATTTTATTTAGCACCAATCAAAATTATGAAAAATTATATGGATATCTTGTATATGTTAGGTATAGGTTTTTGTACTTTTATTTATGTGTTAACAAATGGATATATTCTAAATTATGAAACTGCATTAATGACTACAATAGTAAATGGATCAAATATAATATTTGGTTTAATATGGCAATCAACTATATTTAATACTCCTGTTGAATGGTACCAATATGTTGCCATTTTAATTGTATTAATTTCTTTATTTGTTACTGCAATTGAAAAAACTGACCAAAAAAAACAATCATTATCTGATCAAACTGAACAATTATTATCTGATCAAGACAAACGATCATTATCTTATCAATTAATGACATGAAGATATATTAGTTTAGTAGTAGTTAAAGAAATTGATTAAAGAAGATAAGGTTATATTAGATATATCATATGCTTATTTTCTTATGATTTAGCAAATCGTGTTAGAGAAGTTATATGTTGTACAGGTTCAAATTCATTTGAGAAAACCCAATCATTAAATTTCAATAATGATGAAATTTCAGAGCAAATTATAATTTATATCCATATTACATGGATGGAATACATTTAAATCTCTTAAATTATGTGGAGCATATGAAGAACTATTAATTAGTGTCAAATTATTTTGAACATCATTTGAATTAACTGTCATTGATCTATCATTTGTCATTTGAAGTAGATGAGGTACCAATTCTTTATGTTGTTTATCGTTTTCATCAGAATAGTTATTAGATTGATTTTTAGATAGATTATTGGATTGGTTTTTTATTTTTTTATTAAGTTGTGTATTAAGTTGTGTATTAAGTTGTGTATTAAGTTGTGTATTAAGTTGTGTATTTGATATGATCTGTTTATTTTTATGTTTATGTTTATTTTTCTTTTTTCTTCCATATGAATTGGTTGAATAATTGGTTTGATTTTCTTCATCTTCTTTATTTTCTTTATTTTCTTCATCTTGTCCATTTTGTTCAAAGTGTTCAAAATTTTCATTTATATTGGGATCATCTTCTTCATAAAGATCTAAATAAGGTGAATTATAATTAACACCATAATATGCTTGTTCAGCAAGTAATTTATTTTTGATAGTTTGATATTGGTAATATCTATAAATTAATAAACATAAAATGATAATAACAATAAATATAATAAATAAATTATTTTCAATAAATTGAAAGAATGAATTTTTACATTTATCATAAACTTTATCGATTAGAGTTGGTTCGGCTGGGATGATTATCTCAGGTTTTTTGCTTTCGATTACTTTTTGTAAATATATATAATCAGTCAAGCGTGGTTTATCTTTTTTAATTGAGTCAAAATCCATTATTAAATTAATAATTATATTATATTTGTAGAATATAATTATTAATAATGACATTATGCATAAAATTATTAAAATTTAAATAATTAAATCAAAATTAGAAATCATCTGTTTCTGTTAATTCTCTTGATGTATTTTCACCAAATGCTTTTTGATAAGTAGAAGTTCTTTCATCAAAAAAGTTAGATCTGCTTTCCAATCCAATAGTATTCATGAAACTAAAGGGATTTTTTACAT